CGGAACCGACGCAACATCATTGTACAACCTTACGGCAGAGGCGGTTGAGCGATACCCCTTTACGTACATCTTTATCAACGCAAGACCACCCTAAGCTATGATGTCAACATTCGGGCTACTTCCAGGTTACAATGGCGCAGTAGAGCCTGGTCATTTGGTTTGCTTTCCTCAAACAAGATCTGACGGTACAGCTTGTATACAATCTCAATGTTTTTTATAGAGAGGATATGTTTTTGTGTTTTTGGAGATTTTCTTTAAGGGCCTTGGAACTGCCAACTCGTACATTTATTATGCCATTGTAGTAATCGTCAGTTAGTAACACGTTTCTTTTAAATTGTTCTTGTGCTTCTAAGTAACTAAGTTCGCCTCGGGTTGTACAAAAATATAGTATTTGTCTAGTGAAATTTTCTGAGCCTAATTCTTTTACGTCTGCCAATAAGTGATCTGAACTACCCCAATACTCACGCCAATCGCTTTCTACAGTAGTTCTTCTTTTGTTTTTCTTGCCTTTTAATGGTGGTCTAGTTTTTTTAAATTTGGCAAGTTTCTTACCAATATACTTTCTACCATCAATTTTATTTGTGATTAGATATACAAAGCCAATGTAGTCTTCTGAAACAGTATCTACAGGCTTTCCATTGTAGGTCCAACTCATATTATGTTTATGCTACCTATCTGGTTAGTAAGACTTCTTAGTCCGCTAATCCGTACTTTTTATATAAACTTTTTGGTAATTTTCTTTTGCCACGATTATTTTCTGTAGGATCTGTAATAGTAAAACTATCACTCATATTTACTGTAACAGTACCACTATTAATATCACTTGAGTTAATAGTTAAACTATCACCATATATTTGACTGCTAGGTAAGTAATCGCCTTCGCTAGATAATACATACGGATCGTCGACTAAACCAAACTCATCTAAGTGTTCTTCTAATTCTGTAGGCATTACTAACTTCCTTTCTTCAATAGGCATACCAAAGCCCCTTTCGTATACAGTTTTTCCACCGTCTGGGCTTTCATATATTTTAGGTTCTTTGTTTTTCTTAGACATCAAACGCCTCTACATCTACGTCAAATGTAGTAAAGCCGTTTTCCTTTGTTACTTGTAATACATTGTTTACTCTGCCTACTAGTTCTTCTTTGTGTGAAATTAGTAGTATGTTTTTATTACGTTCACGTTCAGTTTTCTTTAATACAGACAATGCATTATCAACACCAGCACTATCCATACCACTATCAATAAGTTCATCAATAGCCATAAAGTTAATAGGGTGGTTCATGCTTTCAAACACATCACGGAAAGCCCAACTTAAACTTAGTATTAATCTGTTACGTTCACCTCTAGACAAGTTATCAAAGTCTAAGTCTTGTCCTAGTTGTTGTATGCTTACTTCTAAATCAGGTTGGAACATAACATCATGTGGTAGTCCTAACTGATTAATATAGTAGCCTAGTCTGTTGTTTAGGAATATTAAGTTCTGTTCAATAATACGTTTTCTAACAAAACTATCCTTGTTTGTCAACAGTTTATATAAAAAGTCTTGGTGTTCACGTACTTTTACAAGTTCATTCATTGTGTCCCAATTAACTTCTTGTAAACCCTCTTCACGCATTTGATCTATTTGTTCACCATATGGATCAACTGCATCTTGTAGTTTAACTATTTCTGCACGTAAAGTTGTTAACGTGTTCTGATGTTGTAGGGCCTCTGTTAACGTGTTATAGTGCGTTACTGGCATTTGCCCTAAATCACCTATTTCAGTTATAACTTTAGTGTGTTCTTCTTGTTGTGTTTTGTTTTCTATTAAGCTATTATGTGTTTCGCCTAACGATTCTTCTTTACTACGCAGTATCTTTTCTTGACTATTATCATGTAAGTCTTGTCCACAAGCATGACACTTATGATCTTTTAACAGTTTGATTTCGTTTTCTAGTTTAATTACTGTTTTGTCATGCTTTTTAAAATCTTTTGCAATGTTATCTAACCAACGTTGTGTTTCAGTTAGTTTATTATTTTTGTTGTTCCATTCTTCTAGCTCAGAATGCTTTGCTATTTCTGTATCAATATTAAGTTTTTCCATAACTGATATTTCTTTTTCAATATCAATAATATCATCATCACGTTTCTTAATCCACATACGTTGTCGGCGTTCTGTATCACCAATACTTTTCTCAAAACGTTCATTAGCCTCTTTTACTGCACTTATTTTTATTTCTTCTTCTTTAATACTGTCACGTATAGCTTTTTGTTGTTCTTTTAACTTCTCTGCTTTTTCAGTAAGCATAGTAATACCCAACAACTGTTCAATTATATCTCGTTGGTCATTATTTTTCATACTTAAGAAAGGTTCTGTGTATGTATTGAGTGCTACAATATGTTTAAACATATCATGACTCATTCCTAACAGTTTGTCAATAACTTTTTGTGTTTCTCTACCTTCGCCTTGTTGTTCGTCAGTAGCATCATCACCTGATTGTTGATTTTGTACATAAAATCTAAAGAAACGTGGACTACGTCCTCGCTCTACTCTATAATCAACTCCGTCTTTTTCAAACTCAACAGTAACAACCATATGTTTACTGTTTGTTTTGTTAATTAAGTTATCCTTCTTAATGTTGTATAGGGCTAAGCCATACAAACTGTAGCTGAGTGCATTAATAATAGTAGTTTTACCTGTACCATTACGAGAGCCATCTCCGCCCAAGTCCAAATTGTTGCCCAACACTAATGTAAGGCCACTACGATCTATATGAACTGCCTGAGTAACGTTGCCGACACTCATGAAGTTCTTCATTGTGATAGTTTTTAATTTAAGCATTTAGTCCTTGATATATATCTACTAATAGTTTCTTATCTATAAATTCACTGTCGACCTGTTGTAATTGATTATACACTATTTGGTCAACACTTTCAACCTCTATATTTGCTTCTTCTGCCCAATCTACTGCATGATCATCACGTTTAACTGGTACTAAGCTAAATTCTCGTAGGCTATAATCCTTTGTTAGTGTTTCTTTAAGAAAGTTTGCTTCTTCGTAACTAATGTTAATATCCATTGCTACACGAGCATATACATTACTATCTAAATATTGTTCTGGTTTGTCTACTAACTGACTAAGTGGTATAGTAATGTACTTAGGTCCATCATAATTTACATATTCAGGTTCACTATTCCAGTCTAAAAACATAGCACCACGTTCATGATCCCATGCATCAGCATAGTTATGTCCAAATGGAGAACCTAAGTAGTGTACATTTTTACTATGCTGTCTTTTATGAAAGTGTCCACTAAACACATATTCTGGTTGTGAAAAATCGTCTGCTTTAAGTCCACCATGATCTGGCATTTCTACCATAGCATTCATTTTAAAGTAGGGCAACTCGAAATGTCCAAACACATAACGAGATTTAAGTTTCTTCATATCTTTCCACTCGTCACCTACTAGCCACGGAACTAATGCAACACCATTTTCTTCAATAATGCTATCATTGATCATATGTACATTATGATGTAAGCCGGCGTAAGGCATACTATTAATTTCACGTTTTTCTCTGTAATACAAATCATGGTTACCCATAATCATGTATACATTTTCAAACGTTTCTGCTAGAAACCCTACGTTGCTCACACTATAATTTAATGTGCTTGTGTTTAGTGTAGCTCTATGGTGATGCCAATCACCTAAGAATATACAAGTTTCTGCTCCACGTTTTTTACTTTCTGCACAAAACCATTTAACAAATGCTTCACAATCGTTGTTGTAAGTTCTGTTATTGTTTTTCTGGCCAAAGTGAATATCCGTGAAGCACGCCACTTTATTAAAAAATTGCATACTAACCCTTTGCGTTTAACTTTGTATGTTCATCTAGTTCTTTCATTTTCATTTCGTGATCAATTTGTCTTGTCCAACTAGGGTTTTGCCCAGCTTCGATTAATAAGTCATCTCTTATATTTTGATTACGTTTTTCTAAATTTAGAACTCTTGTAAAGCTATTTGTAATAGCGGCTGTGTAATATGCAAATGGATTCTGTGATTTACTTTCATCAAACTGCAATCCTATCTGTGATAGTTGCAATAATGCTTGACTACGCATTTCATCTACATAAGTGTATCCACGCCAATTGCTTCTCATGCTATAGCGATGGCATAACATCATAAACATTTTTGCTAGTTTAGGTGTTATAGTTCCATGATCTACACTAAAATGTCCGTTGCCTATTCCGCCTTCCCAATGACTACGTAGCACTTCGTCCCATTCACCTTCTTTTAGTCTAACATGTTTAAATGGTGGATAGTTACATCTTGAATGATGATCTGCTACTGTCTTTGGTTTGTTTTTACGTTGCTCCAAAGGTATATGATCAAATGTCATAACTCTTAGTACTAATTCTGTATCTTCTATAGATTTTGGATCAACGTTGAATTGATTTTGTTTAGGGCGTTGACTACGTTTACCATTGTTTGTTTCCCAGTCTAGCATAGCTTCTTCATACATACGTTTCTCTTGTCTCGTTGCACGATTCTGCCTTGCTTCTTTTAAAACACTTTTTGTAATTTTGTCGTCTTTGCCTATAATGAGATCATATACTGTATCATCACTATCATTAAACCAACAGAAACTTAATTTACTCTTGTGAATTTCTGCTAGTAAGTCTTTATTGTTTAGATAATTTACTCTTTTTGCCATTGAACCTCTTTCGGATTTATGTTAGTATAGTATATCTACAATCAAAAGTCAATGGTTTTTCTCCTGGCTAAATACAATTAACAAAGGTGTTCGTATGAGATTTAGTGAAATTACAGAAGCAATAGCAGACAATGTCGTAGTTTTCTATGGTGGTAGGTTTCAACCTATGCATGTTGCACACAAACAAGTTTACCAACATTTAGTTCAAAAGTTTGATGCATCACGTGTATTTATCGCCACAATGGTGTCTGCAAAAGTGCAAGGACTTATTGCAAAAGTAGATGCAGGAGGAACACTTACTGATATTCAACGAGCCGAAATGAGTAAGAATCCATTTACATTTGATGAAAAAGCAAACATGATGTCTACAATGCATGGCATACCCACAGATAAAATTATTAACACTAATCCATATAATCCTGATATAAGCAAACTAGGAATGGATCCTAATAACACAGCGGTAATAGTTGTGTATAGTGCTAAAGATGCAGGTAGGTTATCACCAACTGCATATAAGCCTTATAAAGAAGGCGAACAATTACAGCCATTAACAGAAATACAATATGTGTATGTTGCACCTGAAATGCAAGGCGGAATGAGTGCTAGTGACTTTAGAAATGCTATGAAGAGTAATGCAAGTGATCAAGAAAAAGCACAAGTATTTCAAAAGTTCTTTGGTAAGTTTGACAAAGAAGTTTTTACTTTTATAAATGGAAGATTAAATGCGAAGTGATTTACGACCAAGATTAACAGCAAAAGGTAGTTCTGGAGGACTTTTAATGCAAGGTCCTGCATCTGCTTTAAAAGCCAGTGGTGTAAGAAATAGTTTAGTGTTTCCATATACACCTGCAATGACATTTGCAAGATCTGCTAATTATGGAACATATGAATTAGCACATACAAATTATCAGCCGAAATATTATTCAGCAACAAGTTCACCACAATTACAAATAACTGCTTTGTTTACTAATGGAACTGAAGATGAAATATCATATACACAAGGTGCAATGCATTTTTTAAGAATGGCAAGTTTAATGCATTTTGGTGAAAGCGACCCAAACAGAGGGACACCTCCTCCTGTATTATTATTCAGTGCTTATGGAGATAATCAATTTCAAGATTGGCCATGTGTAGTAACTAATGTATCATATACATTTGATTCCGAAGTAGATTATGTAGAGAATGCTTCTCCAGAACCGGCAAATTTTACAGGAATTGGAACAGGTGAACCCCTTTTTACCGGGAACTCAATGTTTTCTAATAGATCTAAAACAATTATATTACCAGCACAAATATATATTGCTGTAGAATTACAACATCAGCCCGATTTATTAACAACACGTAGAGATTATACAGTAGCAAAAATGGCTAGTGGAGCTATGCTTAGTCGAGGATATGTATAATGTACAGAGGCGATAGTCATTTAGCAAATACAAAAGTAAATTCAAAGTTCACCGAACTTTATGAACCAGGTAACGAACTATTCTCTACAGAAAAAGTAGAGCATACAATAGAATCTAAACATAATAAAAGACCAGATCTTCTAGCACACGAATTATATGGTAATCAAAGACTTTGGTGGATATTCATGCATTTTAATCCTAATATTATTAAGGACCCTATCATGGATTTTAATTCAGGTAAAACAATACTAGTACCGCTTCGACGAGCTAGTTCATCAGACGCAAGGATGTAATTATGCCCGGAAAAGGTACAGGACATAATGTCAATAACAGCAATAAATCCAATTCTAGTACAACTTCTGATAAAGTAGGAAATCAACAAACTTTTCTAGAAAATATGACCTTTGGGGAAAGGATGATTGAACTAGG